GGCGTAGGCTTCTGCCTCTGCGCGTAACTTGGCAGCATCTTCAACAGCGGACATTGCGCCCTGGCGTTTAGCCAATTCATCACGCAAAACAGCCATTTTACCGAGGTCTTTTAAAAAATCCTTGGTGAAATAATCCATTAATTTGCTTGAGTCAATACCGCCTGAGCCGTTAGAAATGTCCATAAGTCACCTTTAAGCGTAATAGCTAATGTTAAGTTCGGCGGTACCGCCGTTGTCAATAAATCGAATTCTAGTCAGATCGCCGTCATATTGCAAGGTAACACCCGCAGCCAAAGGCATACCGACAGTAGCCGTAGGCGCAACACCATCATCACGCCAGCGAACGTTGCCAGTTAAAGGCGTAATTAAAGCAAACGTAGGCTTTTGATTAAGGCCTAATAAGTCGCGCTGCGGTACAGTAAGGCTTTGCGCCGCAGTCAAACTGGTAATCTGTTGATAGCCAAGGCAAGTGGTTATCGCTTTTAAATTAATAGCCATTAAAATCTCCCTCGTTCGGTGAATGACCGAAGTTTTACATAAAGTTGTTCAGCAGCCTCAATAATAGACCCAAAAAAGCCACCTGCAAAGAATTTTCCACCAAAAAAATTACCCATCAGAAAGTACCACCTGCAACTTCTAAAGTACCGCCCAAAGTTAAATTGCCGCTAGACGTTACTGTACCTGATAGCGTAAGCCCTGACACCGTACCCGTACCACTTACGCTAGTAACAGTGCCTGTAGTCGGCGTAGCCCAAGTGGGCGTATTGCCTGTACCTGCGGATGTAAGGACTTGACCGCTTGTGCCTTGACTGCCATCAAAGCTAGTAGTGCCTGTCAGGTCTAGGTTTACGGTATGTAATGTTCTGCCAAAAAAGGCATCGCGCCAGTTTCTACCGCTTGTTCCTATGTCTTTTGCGTTATTGGCGTTAGGTTCTAAATCAGAAGTAATTCTAGCCCTTACATCCAGTGTATCGGCATTAGAACCACCCAAAGTAGTGTCATCATTGACAACCAAATTAGTAGCCGTAAGAGTATTAACCCCCGTTACATTGTTTGAATCATCAATAATTACCGCTGAATTCTGTATAAGCTTGCCAGTGGTTAGGTTAAACCGAACAACGGCGTTGTCTGTAGCGGACGCTGGGCCTACTACATCACCAAGGCCTGTAACACCTGTAATCGACCCACCAGTAATGTTGACGTTGTTGGCGTTTTGTTCTGCCATCGTTCCCAAACCTGTAAGGGTATGGTTTGCATCCCAAGCCAATGCGCCTGAAGCGCTAAATGTGCCGTCAGCAGGGGTTGAATGGGCAACAGTTACGGTCATGCTAAGAATTTAAGCTTGTAAAGGGTTGAAAGGTATAGCTCAATGATGCCATCAATCAAATTCTGTAGCGGGGCGTCCTCTTTGTCACAAACCTCATACCGCATGGCTTCTAGCTCGGCAAGCTGATCTTCTAAAAAAGCCACGACGTTTTCGGTTTTTTTAGCCGACATTAACGCAATCGGGCCAATCAATCCACGGCGGCCTTGGTAGGCTTCGGCGAATGTATCGGCGCGGTCAATGATGTTGTTGTAAAACTTCTGCAACGCTTTGTGCTTGGAATAGCTACGGGTGTTTAAATGCACCGAATGGGTCACATCCCGTGCTAAAAACAACATTCCTATAAATTTTTCGCAGCTCATTGTGGCATTATCCCTTCAGGTGGCATTTGTTCTGGGGGCATCATCTCAGGAGCCATCTCAGGTTGCATCGGCTCAAGCGCTTCGGGCGGTATTTCTATCGGCTCACGTTGCAATTCGTTACCAACGAGGTCGCCCGTGTCTAAAGCAGCGGCGATCGTACCCATTACAATGTCTTGGATCTGTTCGGCGGTCATACCTGCTGAAACGGCGCTAATTCGCTGTGTTTCAGCCTGATATGCCTTAATTTCAGCCTCAAAATTCTTGCGTTCCAAATCTTGAACTTCAACGGATTTTTGGAAATTCTGCATCATTTGAGCCATTTGGTCTAGCTCAGCGCCCATTGCTTGCATTTGCTGTTCAGCAGCCTGCAAAGCAGGGTCTTTATCGCCATCTTCAAGCAGTTTTGGATCAATTGTTTTAGCCAAACGCGCAGCTAGTTCTTCTGAGCCAGGCCAATCCATGTTTTTAACAAACAAATCGCCTGCAACTGACCACAATTGTGGGTTGCCTTGCAGAATCTGGCTCATGGCGTCCATTGCTTCTTGACGCTTGGTCATGTAGCTTGGGCCTGTGGTGACTACAACATCGTAACGACCAACGCCAGGGTTATAAATCTTCTCAATCAACACGCCGGTATTAACGTCGCGGATCTCGTTGACGGGATTAGGCTGCTGGGGGTTAATCTTAACCATATCGACTTCGCCGTCTAAGCCAACGATACGAGCGATGCGCTCGGTGTCGTAAATCTTAGGGATCATGTCAACGAGTTGACGGGTGATGTGGCGAATTGCACGGGCAAGGTTGTCAACGTAGTGATACGTACCTGTATCACCTTGCTTTTCCCGTGCCAGAATAGCCCGACCTGAGCGTTCGTTACTTGTGGCTCCTAAGCTCGAGTCGTACTGTCCAGTGGTGGACTTGATGTCATCGGACGCGCCCATTTTGGCTTGAATCAAACCAGTTTGGGGCAATGGGGGCGCGGCGCGCTGAGGCAATGGTAATACAGCGCCCATGCCATCCGTCACGTCGGGGTTTACTTCCAAATACGGCCAGTTGGTCGTATTGGCTGTTTTCCACTGCATTTCGTAACCTTCAAACTGACCGCCATAGCCGATAAACGGCGCTTTTGGCGCGAGGGCGAGCATTTCAGCTTCTTGGCTAGTCCAGTAGTTGTACATCCGCTGTGCATCTTTTGCGTTACGCACCAAGCCAGAGATGTAAATCTGACCTTCTACTTCAAATTCGTTACCAATCACGCGCACGACAGGGATCCACTTGCCTGCCCACTCGCGTTCTTCTAAGGATTCAAAGCCATTGGTTTTCATCCACATGACTTTCTTGCGGTCAACGCGGCGTGACTTGATGGGCTTTAGCCCCATCTCTTTCATGTTCTTATCTTCAGGCGATCCGTCAAAGAACGATTGATTGCCTGGGTACAAGTTGAGCGTTGCGTCCTCATGCTTGTAATAGAAATACTCAGCAATACGCAGGGTGTCCTCGGTGAGCCACTGGCTCAAGTACTGATCGCCTACACCGCTTGCTAATATGGAGCTGAGGGGCGCGGCGTCGGGGTAGTCCCGTTCGTATTCTGCTTTGGTAATGTCTTGCGTAATGAAGCACCACTCGGCGTCCGCGCCTGTGGGGTCTTGCGACATCGGATCCATGTACACGGAAAAACTGTTGCGTACGCGTCCAATCCGCAGATCTTGATCGAAGCTGTCCTCGTCGCAGTACTCGGTCAACACGCGGATATAACCCTCACCGTAGGTGACCTGGTTCTCGCAGGCGGTGTCGTAGGCTACATCGGCGTCGCTCATGTACTCAATGTGGCGAACCATGCCGTCATAGATGGCTGCTACTTCCACATCGGCCTTGTCGTCCGCAGGGATGACCTTACCCGATGGGCGGTTCTGCCGCTGTTCGTTCGTTACTTGACGGACGTGCTGTGGCAGCTTGTTGATTGTCAGGCATGGACGCACGTTGATCGTTTGACCTTGCACGGCGCCACGCGTAGCCAATACGTCCGCAGGCCATTGCCATTGGTTGTCTGGCGAGCCTGCCATAAAGCGCAAATCGTCTAGCTCATCCTCACGGCTGTCGCTAAACGCAGCAATCGCCATTGTGTAGCGTGAGCGCATCTCATCTAAGGTGTCCTTATGATCGGCTGGATCACCCTGTGGGCCACCCCGCGCCGATACTTCACCTGCTTTATTGATGCCCGTTGGGTCTTGATTCATTGTTGCCATAATTAGCAATCTTCGCTATTTTCAAATTCAGGAAGTGTTTTTAAATATTCGTATGTTTGTTTAATAAAATTTGGCGCGCCATTATCTACCGATATTGGAAAAGTGTAACTTTTATTAAATTGAACTTCATCACTTGTAAAACTAACATTTGCGTCTAAGGTATTTTTATCGCCCCACACATTAAAAACTTTAATATACGCTGCGATAGCTACTTTAGATTCGCCAGTTTTAATTGAGCCATATTTACTACTCAAAAAAGTGCTACCTTCTAACTCAATAATTTTCTTTAGCGCCATTTTATCTAGTCCTTTTTACTGTTATTTGCCGCGCCCGCTTGCGCGTTTCATAGGTTTAGCCGCAGCGCGTTTGGTTGCATACGCAATCGCTACAGCTTGTTTAACTGGTTTGCCCGACTTGACCTCAGCCTTGACGTTAGCACGGAAAGCTTCTTTGCTTGTGGATTTTTTGAGGGGCATGATTACTTCGCTTTCTTAGCTGCGGCTTTTGCGGGTTTAGCCGTTTTAGCTGATTCTTTAAAATCCTTTGCAGTAGGCGCGCCCTTAGCGCCAACTTTACGCATCCTCTCACCACTACCAGCCGCAATACGCGCTTTTTTTGCGTGAATATTTGCATACAATCCAGGTTTAGTAGCCACAGTATTTTTCCTTTTAACAGTTCCAGCTTTTGAGGGCGGCTTTCGCACGCGGGGCGTCGCCTTTGGCGTTTTTGACAACTCCTGACATTCTTGCACAGAAGGATTTTTTACGTCCGGCGTCCGCTTTAGTCTTAGGATTTGGAGCAGGCGCTTTAAGATTTGCGTTATTTTTGGCATTGTATTCAGCCCTTCCTTTGGCAGTCATACCCGCACCTTTGTCGGTCGGCTTGTAATTAGCGCCTTTGCCCGTGGTGGTGCGAGCGATCGGTTTGTCTTGTTTCTTTGTTGCCATTACGATCCCATCCATGAGTTAAGAGCTGCGCCCTGACTTGCGTACGATGATTTCCGAATTGTACCCTTATATTCGCGGTGTGCAACAGGAAAAGCAAAAGTTAATGCAATAGCGTCAGCACTGTCTGGCGATGCCAAACCGCGAGCCTTCATCTCTTTCTTGCCTTCTAGGTAAATTGCCCCCTTACTGTCGGGCTTCATCATCGGGCTAATCAAGTCGGTCTTGAGCATTTTCTCGTTCGGGATGCTCGCCGTCTTAAGCCAGTCCTTCATAATTCCCCAAATCTGCGCCCTCATGTTGCCGTACATCATGGGGTTCTTGCTCTTGTTTGCGAAGTTTACACCCCTGATCTTGTACCGCTGTTCCTTGAGTCGATCCACTACCCCTGCGCCTAGCCCACCTTCGTCGATGGCAGTCACCGCTGGTTGGTACTGCTCGATCGCTTCGATTACGTGGCCGACCACCGTCATGGTGTCGTCGCCCTTGAACCTGCGGATCTCGACAATATCCCGTCCCTGCCGTACGGCAATGACCGTTGAGTCCGAGCCAAACCGCGCTGGATCCACCCCAATCACGATGGGCGCGGAGTCATCCTGATGTTTGCCCCGTTTCATGGCTTCATCCACTAGCGTTGACGGTATGAACTGATCGTCGCCTTCTGATGGGAACGAGCCGTAGACTTCGACGTGCGCCTGGTACGAATCAGCGCCGTATTCTTCAATAATCTGGTTGTACACGTTCTTGTCCGTGCCTTCTACGTCCCGCGCGTCCACCTGCCTAGATTGCCAGAAGTCACGTTTGCTACCCTCGATCGCTTCGTAGAAATAGCCCGTATTGCGCCGTGGGTTACTAAAGCAGCACCAAAAGCGGTTGGGTGTGTTCTCTGTAAAGAAGCCTGATGTCACCGCCCAAATGGAGTCGTCAATACCAGACGCTTCGTCAAACACAACCATTACCCCGTCGTAGTTATGCACACCCGCGAACGCGTCAGGATTCTCAGCCGACCATAGCCGCCCTTCCAAGTTCCAGTAGCGGGTGCCTTTCTTGAGGTCACGCTCAACTAGCTCAGTCAGCCATTTGGCAGGCATGACGCGGGTAGCGCTGATTTCCCACCAGTAGGTGTTAACCGACATCGACGACCACTTGGTGATCTCGGCCCATGTTACCGAGCGGAGCTGGCTCTCACTGTTGGCACTTACGATCACGGTCGATCCGATGCGGGTGGTCATCATCCACAAGACTAGCCAGCTAACCAAGGCCGACTTGCCAATACCGCGACCTGACGCGATCGCTAGGCGCAGCACGTCAAAGTTAACCTGCCCGTCGTTCTTTTTGATGTGTTCGGCTAGGTCTTGCAAGACCTGGCGTTGCCACTTGCGTGGCCCAGTAAAGTGTTCTAGCGGTGTGCCAGCTTCGCCCCACGGGAACGCAAACATCACAAACGCTAGTGGGTTGTCTTTGATGGCGGGCGCCCACAGCCGCGCCATGAGTTCCATCTCGTCTTGCGCAGAGTAGCGGGGTTCTTGCATTAGGCGGCTTTTTGCTTTTCTTTAGTTGGTTGTTTGACTTCGGTGTAGCTCACGTCTTGAGCTTCTATCTGTTGCACGCGGGCTTGCGCCATCTCGAGCGCTTGGCTGATGGAGATGCGCTGGTCAATCTCGACGTTGATCTGCTGCTTGGCTACCCAGTCGTGCTGGTTCTGCAAGATGGTAGTGGCTGCTTTGATGTCGCCCTCGAGCGCGGCGGCGTGTAGCACTTGGCTCATCTGCATCTCGGACTCGGTGCGCGCCTTCATTTCGGCGTACTCGACGATGGGGTCGAACTGGCACAGTTGCCGGTACTCGGTGGGCATCATGCCTGCGGCGATGGCGAGCCTGTCGCCTTTAAGTCCAAGACGCGCGGCGTCCATGATTGCTTTAAGCCGCGCTTCGGTAGCTTGCAGCGTACGTGGTGCGTAGGGAAAGCTGAGGAATGTCATATGCGTGAGTGTAAAACATTTTTGCAAAAAATAAAAATCAAAAAACGGGAGGGCTTACAGGTGATTTCTGAAAAGAAAAAAAATTGTTCGTGAAACCACCCCAGCCACAACGGCCGGTCGCCCGGCCCTAGGGGGGGTGGGTAAACCCTAATGCCCTTATAGAATAAGGCTTGGCGGGCGATAAAAACGCTAGAGCCTTATAGAATAAGGGTTAGCGGGCGGGTTAGCAGGCGGGCGCGTGGTGCATTGTCCAAGGCGCTTATTTTCTAGGGGCTGCCGGGCGCGTGGGCCATTGTCACCAGGGCGGCGGGCGCGTAAACCTAGGTCATATTGTCAAATTGTCACGCCGGAAACATTACCCCCGGAAACATGGGTCAGATTGTCACGGCGTTTTGATATGGGTCAAATTGTCAAATAACTTTGATATGGGTCAAATTGTCATTTTCTTTTTGTTACCGGCTTTTTTCTTTTTGCGTGGGAATTCCCGCAGGGCGCGGGGCAAAACATAGGTCAAATTGTCAAATTGTCACGCGAAAATAATCGCTGGCTTGTAACATTGGCCGCCGTAAACCTATACATATATACATTTTCTTAATTAAAGGTAAATTAATGACAATTTGACCCATGTTGCCATTTAGCCCTTATTCTATAAACCTTTTATATGGGTCATTTAGCCCCAAAACTTTGACCCATGTTTTGACAATTTGACCCATGTTTTGACGTCATAAATATATTTTGCGTTAAGTGTTGCAAAGTGTAAATAAATCCTTTACGATCTAGGATAACGGCAAACCCGCCGTTTTAATAAACTAAAGTAAGGTAAAAAACGATGAGCAAACTCACAAAAAACCCTAGCAAGCTTGAGATTTTAGGCGCTTGTATTCTCGGCGCTGTACTTGGCGGCGGCTTAGCGTACGTCTACGTCATTCGTACGGGGGGCTTCTAACATGAAAAAAGTATTCAGTAGTCATAACGAAGTGGCCCATATTTGGGCGTCACAATCACAAAGTGAAGGCCGCGCCGGTAATATCTTTTTTGATAACGCCGTGATTTATTCGTACGGCTTACATTTTCCCGTGGCCCGCTTCGCGCCTGAAGCCGGTCAAATTGTCCTATTCACTGAACGGGGCTATTCATCATCAACGGGTAAGCATAAAAGCTTGATTCGCGCGGCCATTCCTAGCAATTACGAAATGATTTATTGTGACGATCCTACGCGCTCAAATATGCACAATCTCGACGTATGGGCGCGTAAAGTGGAGCGCCTACGCGCTGATTTTGCCGCTAAAAAACTAAGAGTAAGCCGGGGTAATCTGGCCGTTGAGATTTTCAAAACGTGCGAGAGCGCTATTAGCTATTGCATAGCTATGCGAATTGGGACGCCGCCGTGGGTTAATGAAACTAACGACGAAATGACCGCCCGCGATTATGTTTACGAATTGGCTAAGGCCCGCGAAGTTAAGCGCGAAGCGGCTAGAATCGAGCGCGAGCGCCTAGCGGCCATTGACGCTAAAGACAGAATCGCGCTATGGCAAGCCGGGGAAAATGTACCCCAAAACGGCTTTAAT